GTCTAGGTGTATATCAAGATCTCTGAAGTCAAATGTACAAAGATGTATTTACATCACTCACTTTTGAGTATTAAATTGGTTTCAATCCTAAACCATAATCCCTATCCATAATCTTAGCTATACAAGCACCATGAGCTGTCAGACCGAAACCAATGCTCCGCATTATCTCTTCCATTTCTGCGAAATCATTAGAATCAAATCTATACCTCTTATAGATGCTATCAATTGGTAATTTGATTCGCAAGTCACTATGATAGCCATACTTCAGTAATGCGATATCATCTGTATCAATCTTCAACCCTTTGATATAAACTTTAGGATTTAAACGATCAAAATGTTCATGTGAGAATCCAGACAATAAGCCATCCATGAGCGCTGTTTGGACAGCCGCTGCTCTTTTAGAAAACTCACCTCTACCTGGTATCTCCTTTTTGTAACATCCTGACGCTCTAAGAATAACACCGAGGTTCGGTATCATTATGAAAGTTCCCTCTGTGCAAACGGGTGACATTTTAAGGAATTGGACGTCCTCAAGAATCTCGCAAACTTCGATGTCCAATTTGTAACCCATTGCCTTACCGGCTGATTCTATACTCTCGACATTGTTACTGCCAATGAGGCCTAAGCTCATAGCGAAACAAACTTGCCCGACACAATGCACTAACGTCGTACACCCAATGCCGCTACCTAAATAATGGCGCAAAGGTTTCAACAATATACTAAGTCTGGTCTCTCTATTCCTGTCCTCAATTCTAATGGGTGATAATATTTGATCCTCAAAAAGTCTGCGTACATCACTAGGGAAGTTGAAAACATCATAGAATAATGCAAATAACGCCCCCGTAACACTAGCATCAGCACTTGAAAAATCAATATTATAAAATATTTGGCCATCCCAATATAAACCATCATCAGAAAAGAAGATGTACGCCCTGTTTTTAGTTTGCATCTCAATAATAGCTTCCCTAATCAACAATGGATCCGGTGTAGCTACAAACTTACAAGATATACCTTCCAAATCTATCCAAACATTAGCAAACTTACCCTTGGCTATATTGCAATAAGGAACTGTCTGCAAGCTGGCAGAAACTCCGTAGTCCGCGATCATTCGTTGATATTTACCTGGTTTGGCGTACTCATTACGTTTCGGTTTCCATAAAACTGATGAGCACCACCTTTCAAGTAAATTAACTCCGATGCGCTTTCCACTCAAGGTTTCCGTAATTCCTTGTTCTCTTAATGCTTTCTTCGCGTGTGGTTGTAACGTCAACTCATGTGCATATTTCAAAAAATCGGTATCCCAATCTATACTACCTACATATGTTCTAAAAGCTAAAATTATGTTATCTTTATACAAATTTACAAATCTGACCTGATTGGAAAAATGCTGGGCGTCTTTACCATCATCTTGCGGAAACCTCAAACTCAAAATACGCCGAAGCGCACGTTCGAAATTGAGATTGCAATCAGATAAAATCACACCTGTATGTGCAAAATTCCAACGAAAACAATACCTCCGATCCGTGTTCAATCTCCACTGCTCGGTATTTACTTTATTCGGAAACAGCAGCTCTCCCTTGCCTAAATCAATGAAAGTTTCACCTTTCAATATCTTAAAAGCTCGGTTGAACTTATACGGACGCTCAATTACTTTTTCAGTAGCTACATGAATTACTAAACCCGTAAAGTGAACTCCGCTCTGCTGAGCTAAGTGCTGGGTTATGATTGAAAATTTAAACTAGAGAAAGGATTCTTACTCTTAGTAATGGCATGGGAGACTCCCATATGACTTCGCAACGCATGTCCTTCATGGAATTTATAATTTAACACAGCAAAAACTGTGTTTAAAGTAATTTCCAATCTCTTCACGTCACAATACCATGCCGCATTAACTTCGTTCTTGACTTGTGCCATTAATCTTGCAGGCAAAAATTTATTACTAATATCGGTATCAACCAACCCGATAATTGAGAAAACCTCAGTTATTAGATATTGATACAACTTAGTGTAAACTTCCGCCTTATAATAAGCGCGATAGCCGCGAACACTTCCATTGGTAACCGCAGTATGTTCCTCTCGATATAAGGAAATTGGTTGTCCAAAGAGTTCAAGTATCATGCTACTTCGAGCGTTAGAGTGTATAAATTGGTTGAAATGCTCAGCATCCGGTAATTCAACCATACGTGTCAACCCAAGAATGTTAGCCACAAAATTCCAAGCCCCTTCAAAAGAATTCCTTTTAAATATGTCCGGGTTGACGTATATCGTAGTGAGCTCTGTAGTGTCAACATCATCGGGTACATCAGAAAATGCACTCTCAGTTGAATCACTCTCACTTCGATTGACGGTCTGGGTAATGTCTCCATAGTCGACACCAACCTTACTGTCAGTCTTCTGCTCAATTATACGTTCCTCAGGAATCCTTACGTTGGCTCTCTCTTCTGCATTCGTGTGCATCATGGGCAAACTCTTTTCACACTCTTGTGAAGCAACCCCTCCCCCACAAATTGTAGGAAGTTGAACTATATTATGAGTCATTTCTACCTCCACTTGCGTGGGTACCTCAGAGCACGGCTCACAATATAGGTGGTAATGCGCATGCTGTAACGCAATGCACTTCTTCACATCAGAACATGGTGTCAAATCTTTCACCTCGACTTCTTTTGGTGGATCACCTGTCCCTTTCTTCTTCTCTCTAATCCTCCTCTCCGCTCCCTGGCGGTCTCTGTAATGATAGTGACTCCCGTGGCCACACTTTGTATCACTACAGAGGAATCCCCATTCTCTCGGGTCTCTAAAACCATCATGATCATCAAATTTTGGTTTTTTCATGCTATCTTTCGCTCTAGCTGCGGGTCTTTCGGTCATTTTTTAGAATTGTTGTGTAAGAATGCATCAAAAGTAGAAGTACCATTACTTCTCGCCATAAGTGTTTTACGCTTTGCAACCGTGCCACTATACTTTCAAGTGGTGGATCACACTGGCTATCTACCTTATCAACATTCCTGGATGCTAACACTAACACAACTTCTGATTTCTTGACAACCTATGAAAACAGTTTTAATGGTTCGAATATTATCACTGCGCTGAGGTATATACATATAAACATTTGTACAGGCATGCGATTGACTTAAAGTTTCAAC